AGGATCAACAGAGTTACAAGAGTTTTATTTGATTGCCTGTAATGAAAGATTGAACAAACATTTTTTTGCCATCAATCGGCATCCTAGATTGCAATGGCTGTGTGCCACTGCGGTCAGCCCGGGCCTGGGCGCACACAGACATTCTTGGATCGCACCCAAGAAAAAAGAACCAGGAGAATCCGGTGTGAAAAAGCAACTGGCTGAATTATTTCCTAACATGAAATCGGATGACATTGAGGTCATGAGTGCTATTAGCACACAGAAAGAAATCACAGCATATCTTAAAGCTCTGGGTCAAGACAACAAAAAATGACTTACGAATGTCGTTACTGTAAAAAAAGTTTTGTCAAAGAAACCAGTCTGGCTGTACACATGTGCGAGCCCAAACGGCGATTCCAAGAGCAGGACGAACGTGGAGTACAACTGGGCTTGCATGCTTATCTTAAATTCTATGAACTCACACAGGGCAGTGCAAAGTTAAAAACTTTTGATGACTTTGCGGCCAGCCCATACTATCGTGCTTTTGTAAAGTTTGGCAGGTATTGTGTGGACACTCGTGCGGTCAATCCTCCTAGATTTGTAGAATGGTTATTGAAAAACAACAAGAAGATCGATCATTGGGCACGTGATACCATGTACACTGAATATCTCATTGAGTATCTACGCATTGAGAATGTCAACGATGCTCTAGCCCGCGCCATGGAATTTGGTATAGACTGGTCGGAACAAAGTGACAATCCTGCAGAGGACTGCCTGCGTTATGGCAATACCAATGCCATGGTCTATGCTGTTACAACAGGTCGCATCAGCCCATGGATAGTGTATAATTGTGAGTCAGGGCAGAAGTTTTTAAGTGAACTAGATAATTCACAGATAGCCATGGTCTGGCCCTACATTGACAGTGAAGTGTGGATGAAAAAGTTCAGTGATTACTTGGCAGATCAAGAATACGTGCGAGAAATGTTACACAAGGCAGGCTGGTAAATGATTTTAATACTAGGCAATGATAATTTGGCTGCGGCTCTGGTACAAAGATTCAAATGAAGATCAACATCACTGTCAAAAAAGATAGCATTGATGTGCAGGCATTTGATTCCTTGTATGCCTACCTGCAAAGTTTGTCAGCACCAAATTATAAACCAAACATTGAAGTAAAATTTGATGCACCGTATACGTCAGAAGATTATAACATTTTGTGTGATTACATGCCAGACACTATCACCGAGCATGAACTAACGACATATGATTTGATTTTTTTATGCAACGGTGGTGAGCCACTGACAGTGACCAGTGATGCTATGAATAGGCTGATAGGTCACGAAAAGGTTTATTTTATTACAGAAAGTTATCTTAATCAGTCACATTCTTTGCATGATAAGATCATATGTCTGGCACACAATGTGCAACATTGTAGAGATTTTTGGACCCGGCGTTTTTATCCGCAGTACTTTGAAAACATGCGAAATCGATCAGTGGCTCGACAATCCAAGTTGATTGCTATTAATGGAACTAGTCGGGCTAATCGTTATTGGTTTTTTGAACTGCTTAAAACACATGTACCATCGATACAGCAACTCAGCAACATAGGTACCAGGATACGCAAACTCAACAATGCGTTTTGTGAAAGTCCAGAGGATCAGCAATTTAGAACTTGGATAAACAATCAATATCTCAACAACTCCGTGCCAGAGCCTGATCAATATTATAACAAGGAGATTGGCATTGGAATAGACAACAAATTTGGAACCTTGCTACCTGGCTATTTTATCATGCCCGAATATTTTGAATATGCCTGTGTAATTTTTCCCGAATCCTCGTGGCTCAATGAGGAATTAGCTCTGACTGAAAAAGCATGCAAGTGTTTTTATGCTGGCAGCTTGCCGTTTTCTGTTGGAGGATCTTTGCTAAATCAAAACTACAATGAAATTGGATTTTACACAGCCTGGAATCTTCTGCCAGACGACTTGAAAAAATTTGATCAGATCAAGGACCATGCTCAAAGATATCAACAATGTATCCATGCTATTCGATGGCTCAATGATCATCCAGAAGTGTTTGAAACTCAAACGTGTCATGACATGGTCGACCATAATCGCACAAAATTTCTCACTTGTGACTGTGATCAGATTGCAATTGGTCGGTTATATGATCTTGTTCGAACCAAATTACTTGTTGACCGCAACTTCAAAATATAATATAATCGCTATATGAGCACAGACATTGACATTGATTTTGCAGATCGCGAACAGATACTGAAATTCATACAGGCTGTTCCTGCGAGACAAATCACTCAAGGGCAAGCCAGGCCTCACAACAGTGGTGTTTACATCACAGATATTCCTAGAGATCCTGTGCTGAATTGCGCTGCCATAGATTACGAACAAGCAGAACAGCTTGGATACTTCAAGATTGATCTGTTGAACATGAGCGTGTATCAGCTCATACGTGATCAGAAACACTATGATCAAATGCTAAGTCAAACTCCATCGTGGTGCAGATTATGGACTGATGCAGATTATGCCAAACAGATAGTACACATCGGAAACTACATCGATTTGTTACAAAGCATGCAGCCCGACAGCATACCTAGAATGGCGGCATTTATATCCATCATCAGGCCTGGCAAGGTTCATTTGCAAAATCAATCCTGGGATCGAGTATTTGAATCAGTCTGGGATGGTGACGCCAGTCGAGGATTTGTATTTAAGAAATCACATGCTATCTCATATGCGGCATTGATTGCCTTGCATATGAATTTACTCAGCTAAAAGATCTTGGACCACGGGCAACACGATCTGCTGGCAAAATTTCTCGTGCTCGCAGCGATTGGGATGACTTGTGTGACTTAGACCATTATGGTCTCGAGCAAATTCTGCCAAACAATCTCGGTTTTCGTTAACAAAAAACCAGTTAGAAAAATTATAATTTTTTAACAAAGCATGATCTTTACAGAAATATCCAATGGAATAATCACCAAACAAGAAATTAGATTGCTGTGCTGGGTGCCAATAATTTACAAAGCTGGTAAATCTATACTGGTATTTGTGTACTCGAAGATAGTTTTCTAAGTTCATAAAATTCATCAAGTTTTGTTGACACAATATAGCAGGGTCTGACAATCGATACAACCAATCAAATATTTTCTTTGTGGTTCTGTTCGTGGTCCAACTGTTGGTTAATCCTCCACTGGATAGATAGTAATGTTCGTTGGTTACAAATGGACATTGACGATATGTTTGTTTTAGGTGATACCACCATTCACCTGAAATTTTTAGATCTTTTCTTCCAGTGCCAGACCACATGACCAATACCAAAGTGGTTTCTGGATCATAATCGTTTTGTTCTAGGAAATTGATAGTGCTGTCACAGATGTAATCATTGCCAGCCGCGCTAACGGCCAGATTGTGATATGGCAACTCTGGATATTGTTCATGCAGGCCTGATGCCCAGGTCCATGAGTTGGGGCTAGTATCGCGGGTAAATGAACACCCGTTGATCACAAGATTTTTAATCTTGCTCATCAATCAATTCGTCTGACCAATGTAATGGACTTGCGTTTGCTTTTTTTACGGCTCATTTCACTGAGGCTACACACAGGCCCATGCAAGATTTCTAGATCTTTGTTGATAAAAGTACGCAGGCACGCACGGAATGGGTCCCAATCAGATTTTAAAAATATGTTGATCGGAATACTGCGGTTGCTTTCCCACCACCACACATTGGCCAACTCTAAGAATTTTTGTTTGCTATCAAGGTCTTGTATACTGCCAAAATCGTATATGGTGGTGATGGCACTGTCTTGATTTTGTATTATACCCACATATTCAGTTGATGCATAAACACACAAAGTGATAAAAGGGTATTTTTCTGACAGTTTAGCAAAAATTTCGTGGTTCATATTATGCCATATTTATGGTTTGGTTTTTAGCCTGGTTCCAAATTGACTAAATAGACTGTATGTATTCAACCCAGCTCTATCTATATCAGCAACTCACACGAGTATTATTAGTAGATACTGGTGCTGGTGAAACTTTTACTTATAGGTATGATCCTGTGTACGCAAAACGCTTAACTATCAACAAAGGTGTAGACAATGTGCTGTTGTTTGAATTCATCAATCAACAAGAAAAGCCAGTAAACATCACCGGCAGCACATTTGTTTTTAGAGTGATCAATACTGAAAGCAATGAAATTCTCATTCAAGAACCCATGGTCACGCTGAATGCACCTACTGGACGTGCCAAGGTTACCCTGACCAGCGAACAGTTATTGGAAGTATTGGCACAACCAGCCAGTTATAGTATCTCCAGAAGCAGTGGCAATTTAACTGAAGCGGTTTTTGTGGATGCTCAAGCCGGAGCCCGGGCACCCATAGACATTGTGGATTCAGTGTTGCCACAGTATGTGCCGTTCC